CAACTACACTTAAATCATAATCCATATACTCGTGAACACTATCATCATAATAGATACGATGATAAAGAGTATGAGGATTCCCAATCGCATGCAACTCTCTTGTAGTTGTGTCCAAAATGTGGAAATGTTTGCTGTCGTGCGCGTCATTCCAATAAAACTCCATTTGTGAACCAAGGTAGTGAATATTGCCTTGGCTAGATTTAGTATGAAAGTGGCCTGATAAAACCGTTTCAAATCGGTTAAACAAACTTGGATCAAGCCCATGCTCGCATTTAATACCTTTGATCATTTCATAACCAATAATATCAAAATGTCCGCCAACTATATCGGCTTTACAGTTATTAATAAAATCAATAGATTCTTTTTCATTCTCAGCACAGATCCAAGGGATAAGCGCCATGCTTAATTCGCCATATTCCATAACGGTTGGCTTATGTACGATATGAACCTCATTCATATAATGACCAAGTAATTCTTTTAAACTATTAAGCTCATTTGTATTTTTATAGTAAGTGTCATGATTACCACAGATAATATCCATAGTAATGCCATTGTCTCTTAACGGTTTAAGAAAGTGATCGCGGTTACGGTTAAGAGCACGGAAGTTGACAAACTTCCGGTTATCGTAGTAATCACCAAGATGCACAATATGCTTAATATTATGTTCCAAAAGATAAGGAAAGAATACATCGCTATAAAATTTCTCTGCATTATCGAGAAATACGTCAGAGCTATTGCGAATACCACAGTGAGTGTCATTAAGAATTGCTACCTTCATTCCAAAAAGCCGCTTAGATCAGAGTCAACTTTTACAATACGTTTTTTTCTGTTTTTTTCTTGTTTTACATACGCTTTTAATTCTGTATCTTTTTCTTTTATTTTATCAATACGATCTTTGAGTGTATCAATAAACGAATTAATTACGCTACCAGCGGCTGCGTCCTGTAGACCATCACCAATTACATATTGCTCGATACCGCTTTCAGACAAGTATTTAAGTTTAATGTCTTGTTGTTTCTTTTCTTTAGCAATCCGGCGTAAAAAAGCATACCATGAAATTTGAGTGAAATATGCGAATGCGTTTGGATTTCCCGATCTTGTTGCTGCATCTATATTATAGTTTTCAACTGCCTTAAGACAATTCTCAACTGCATCCATTACCATTTCTTCGCGATATGTATAGCGAATAAAGTTTGACTTGTGAGACAAGCCTTCAGCAATTTTTAAAAAACATTGAGCAATGTAATCAGGAACTTTTGGTAAAGGGTCATCAGTTTCTTTACATTCTTTTACGTGTTTACAATACTCAACAATAGCTGTTGAAAATTCTCTGTTATTTACGTAATGTATGCTTTTCTTTTTTGCCATAATATATTCCTTAAAGTCTATTCAATTATAGACGGATATGCTGAAAATGTACACAACTTTTTTTAAAAAATTAAAACTTTTTTTTAACAGCTGCTCATTTTATGGGTTTACAATCTTGAAAATTAGTGTATAATAAATCTACAGGATTTTTGGTGTGGGTGGATATACTAATGTATTTTACGATTACTTGGGAAAGTAATCACATTTGGATCTGACGAATCATCTGAATCCATACTATCTAGAAAATCTTTTAATTGCTTAAATCTATCGTCTAAATCTAACTTTTCGTCTAACTCTTCGTCTGGGATTTCATTGTTTTTAATTGCAATTTTATATTGCTTTACCATTTCTGAAGAAGGTAAACCTGACATAAGTATTTGATCAGAGTTTAGACTTAGAACATGGTGAGGTCCCACTTGAAAAGACATATATGGTCTAATAGCGTAATATCTTGCGTTTAATTGTTCATTTTCCCATTTACGAACTTCAAAGCAATGTCGAACAATAAGCTCAGCATTTTCTGCGTCATCCCATTCTATAACTTCACATAACAACTCGTCACCTGAAGATAGTTTAAATTGTCTTATACTATCTAGTTTCATATATTAACCTTAATGATTTTATATTTAAATTGTTCTTTTTCATAAATTTTTACGCGTTCTGCTGAATGTAATAGTGTATAGTTTTGTTGCGATTTCCAATGTAAGTCGTCTGCTACATCATAAAGTGTCGTGATCCTACCATCGTCAGATTTTCTAAGTCCTCGTCCAATTGACTGTAAAACTTTGATTTGCGATTTTGATGGCGAAGCAAAAACAATATTATGAAGATTACGAATATTAATACCAGTACTAAAAGTTCCTAAAGAGGCGACGATAATTGCATTTTTCTGACCTTCTACAATTTTTCGTATAGCTTCACGATCTCCAGTTGCAACTTCGCCACTCACAAAAAATACTTTTCTATTTTCATTTACTTTACTATTTATCAACTCAAATAATGGCTTTCCATGAGCCTCCACACGATTAAATAAGATGAGAGTATTTCCTTCAGCATCAATAGCCAAATTAGAAATAAGACGATTTCTAGCTTCATGTCCAATAATAAAGTCAATTTCTTCTTGATACGTTTTCTTTCCAAAATTTTTCCTTACCTCCTCTGAATAATTTAATAAAAGGACTTTAATATCCAATGGCGCTAAAGTATTATTGTCTTGCAACTTTTTGGTCGTTGTAACCTTATAGACTGGACCAAACAATCCTTCTAGAACCAGTCTGTGTGTTTGAGTGCCATCTAAAGTACCGGTTAGACCAAAACGATATTTAGCTTCTGTTGACTTATTCATAATTGAGGATAGCGATTTTGATTTAAAGCCATGACATTCATCGCCAATTACCATACCAAATTGACTAAACCACTTTTTCTGTAATTTATATATTGATTGCCAAGTACTAATAATAATACGTTTATTTGTTGTTTTATCTTTGCCAGAATATATTCTATGCATGTCTTCTGGCTTGTAGCCATAATCTATAAAGTCTTGATGCATCTGCTCTACAAGGGAAGTTGTAGGTACAATAACTAGTATTTTATTGTTATTAGACAAATGCATTAACCAGTATCTCATTATGAGATAAATAATAAATGATTTTCCAGATCCAGTAGGAGATAATAAAATTGCTCGAGTTCTTTTTAGGGCTTTTTCAATCGCATCGTATTGATAGTCTCGAGGTTGAAATGGAAGCGCTTCGTCAGCTAGTAAATCAGACATATATTGAAGAGGTTGTTCCGCAGGAAAAGGAAATCCATATTGATGAGACTCTTCTGTGTCTACAGAATACGACCGCTCTGCTGCAAACTTTAACAAATAAACATATAGCCCAGCGCCAAGCTCACCAGTCATGCTATTAAATAGACGTATTTTACCGTCCCAAACCTTATTTTTGTAAGCAGGCATAAACTTATAACCAGGAACATAGAATGAAAAATATTCTGATAGCTCTTGGGCAACTCCACGGCTACAATCTATATTCATCATACTGTAATTGTCAAGTTTTACGGATATTTGTTCCATTTATCCACCGGCTTCAAACTGCTTCCATCTTATAATATTGCCAATAGTTTGGTGGCGCCATTTCAAAGAATCAACAATCTCTGTTAATGTTTCAATTATTGTTTTGTAATACTGAATTTTTTCTTCAGATCTGCTAATTTCAGGATCACTATCATAATAATAGTCCATTTCGCCTTTCATAATTTTTAAACCATTTAATGGATCTGGATCCCATCCAAGGTCTTCAATTGTTTCTTGGTCCATTTTGCCATTATACCAAAGCCATTTTTGTTTAAGCAACACCTTTTGTTCTCGCTCAGTACGCTTTAAAGAAAGCTTAGCGTGACTCAGTAATTGTAAATATTTTGCGTGAAGTTTTGGAGTATTTCTAGAAGTTTCGTCAAGACTTACTTTATCAATTACACATTCTTTAGACCATTGGTCTAGTATATCTTCTAAATTCATAATAAAATATCCTAAGATTATTCAAGTTCAAAATACGAGAATCTAAATGTTACTGGATACGTAATCACTGATTCCCCACCGGCAATTGCTTCAAATTGGATATTACCTAATCCCGTTGGTACACAATCTATATATTTAATTTTTCTAGTTTGATTATTATGGCTAGATAAAATAACTAACGATATATCAGCATATGTTGGAGGGACATCTTCAATTCTATCTAAAGCCGTCCGGTTTTTATGCTCTACAAGTCTATTTACCCAATTATACATTTCAACATATGAGTTTAAGTTCTCATCTAAAATAACCATTGCAGTTAATTCGCCGAACGTTAATTTATCGCCTGCAACTGGAATATTACTAACTCTTTGATAGAACGTATCAGCGGCCTGGACTGTTAGATCCGGGTGCAATACAGTTTGAGCAAAAAACTCTAAGTTTTTAAAGTTTTTTCTATCTATAATTAATTTAAACGCGTTAGGTTGTAATAAGTTTATATTATTTAGCGTACTACTATAAGTAACATCACTTACCTCAACCGAAACTGAAGGGTTTAATTCTGGCATAAATAACTCCAAGGTTTGTTATATTTATATGAGGAAATTATGGAAAGTTTTATTAGACAGCACCAAGTAGAAGATGTAAAATTATGTGATGACATTGTAAATGTTTTTGAATCAGATCCAAATAAAGAATATAAATGTTCTGGTCAATCGGGTGGTTTTGTACAGAACCACGTAAAGGTTAGTTTAGACGAACAATTTAGTAGATATAATTATGGAAGAATTTTTGACAGATATGTCAAACACCTAACTCCACTTATTGCTGACTATATGGCTGAATTTGGTATGCCTAATTTAGGTTTACAAAATGTACAGGTTCAAAAATATCTTCCTGGAGAAGGATTTAAAAAATATCATTTCGAAAGAGATGTTATGAACCCATGTAGAACACTCACGTTTATGACATATTTAAATGATGTAGAAAATGCTGGAACAGAATTTCTATTACAGAATATAACGACTGATGCAAAAAAAGGCTTGACTGTAATATGGCCAGCTGAATTTACACATCCTCATAGAGGAATCGTTTCAGAAACAGACATAAAATACATTATTACAGGCTGGTTTTCTTTCCTTGCTCCCGGAGGTGAGACCCCCAACGCTGTAGGCGAAGGTTTTCCTTGTCCAGAATCTCACATATATCTTATGCCAAGAGATCACGATCATAAATATAATCCGCCGATTCCGCAAGCTACTTTTGTTAATAACCGAGCTTTGGACTATGCTGATGGATCTATTTATCATCACCCAGATTATGATGAACTGCTAAAAAACTTCAAAGAAGAAGAAAAAAGGAGCGCCTAAGCGCTCCAGTTATAATAAAAGATAGTTTGGCGGGGTTTATCCCCGCCTTTTTCTTATATCTCTTATGTTTGTAGAATGTTGTCCACGCGGAAGATACGGTAGTATTGGTTCTGACGAGCATTACCCAAACCATTGTTTGAAATCGCACCAGGTACGAATGGATTTGCAGCCATACCGTAACGAGTTTTGAAGCCAATTTTTGGTTGGAAATCGTTTTCACCAACTGCGCGTACCATTGTTAATGGAACGTATGGGCAATAGAACACACCAGCGTCATATGGGTTTGCACCTTTATAGCCAACTGTGATATAATCAGTTGTTGCATATGGGTCGATGTATACTTTCATCCGGCCATTAATAACACCAGCAAATGTATTGCCTGTGTCATCAACGTTCAAGTTAGTTGACAATGCTGGAGCATAATCCAAAGCACCTGCAGCAGCCAAAGCTGAAGCAACGTCTGATGAACAGATGATGAAGTTACCTTTACCGCGACGTGTGTCTTTTGCGATTTGGTTTGCTTCACGATCTAGTTGGACCAACAGACCTTTGAATTTTTCAACTGACCAGCGGCCATCAGCGTCTGTCGACAGATCGAAGATACCGTTGATTGCTGTGTTTTCTGTGCCTGCACCAGTTTTTGCTTGTGAGTTGATTGTACGTACAACTTCACGGTTGATTTCAGCCAAGATCTCTGTAGACAAAATGTTTGACAATTC